GTTTGGACGGCGGACATGTGGGAGGATTACAACCACGCCGACCGTCAGACGCGGGAACATCTTTTGAAGATTTGGGGGAAACCCCAATAGGCCGCAAAAGGCACCCCCGAAGGGGGGACGGCGCGAGTGCGCCGTACAAGCGTTTTGCGCAGCAAAACCTTGGCGCAGGGCGAATTCACTTCGCCCGAGCATTTTAATCCAAAGGGGCCCCCGGACGGGCCGCAGGCCCGTTTGGGGAAAGGAGACCGAAGTGACAAATGAAAAGCTGGTCATGTGGCAGAAACGGCTGGCCGAGGCCGACGCCGCCTACTCCGCCGAGGTGGCCCGGATGGACGAACGGGAACGGCTGTACGCCGGACAGCGTGACCTGTGTCCTTTGGTGCCGGGGGACTGGCGGCGGGACGGCGGGCGGAAGAAAACCAGCCACGTCCGGAACATCATCTTTGAGAACGTGGAGAGTCAGGTGTCCTCCGAGATCCCCCAGCCAAAGGTCACGCCGAGGCGCAAGAAGGACGAGCATTTGGCCGACGTCATCGAGCACTTCCTGCGCAACGAGCTGGACCGCCTCCCCTTCGAGACCATTAACGATATGGCCGAACGCACGGTCCCGATTCAGGGTGCGGTGGGGTTTCTGGTGGAGTGGGACAATACCCGGCGTACCGGCGGGACCGTCGGGGAGATTACCATCACCGCCATTCATCCCAAACAGTTTGCGCCCCAGCCGGGGATCTATACCGGCGTGGAGGATATGGACTGGTTCATCCTCAAAATGCCCTCCACCAAAGAGGCCGTGCGCCGGCGCTACGGGGTGCGCCTGGACGACGAGGGCGAGGCCGAGCCGGCTGTCCGGGGGCGGGGCGACGAGGACGCCGCGCAGGATGCTGTGACCCGGTACATCGGCTACCAGCGCGGACGAGACGGCGGCATTGACCGCTATGTGTGGGTGGGGGACCACGAGCTGGAGGATCTGGAGGACTATCAGGCCCGGCGCAGGCCTGTGTGTGAGCGGTGCGGGACGGTCCGGCCACTGGACGAGGGGGCGGTGTGCCCCGGCTGCGGAGGGAACAGGTGGACCACCAGACGGCAGGACACCGAGACCATCATGGCCCCCATCGAGACCGCCGCAGGGACCGTGATTCCGGGGGCGCGGGTGGAAATGGACGCCATGGGTCTGCCATTGATGGACGATTTGGGAATGCCGGTAGTCCAGGGGACGCAGGTCCCGTTTTACCAGCCGGACCTGTTCCCCATCATCATCCAGAAGAGCGTGAGCGTGTACGGACGGCTGCTGGGCAACTCCGACGTGGACGTGATCCGGGACCAGCAGAACACCGTCAACCGGCTGGAACAGAAGATCATCGACCGGCTCATGAAGGCCGGCACCCGAATCACCGTCCCTGACCGGGCCGACATCCGGCTCGATCCGGAGGACAGCGAGAAAATCTACATCGGCAACGCCGCCGACAAGGCCCTGCTGGGTGTGTACGACTTCACAGGGAACCTGGAGTATGAGCTGGCCTACCTCGAGCAGGTGTACAAGGAGGCCCAGCAGGAGCTGGGGATCACCGACAGCTACCTCGGACGGAAGGACGCCACCGCCACCAGCGGCAAAGCCAAGGAGTTCTCCGCCGCCCAGGCCGCCGGACGGCTGGAAAGCAAGCGGACCATGAAAGACGCGGCCTACGCTGCCGTCTTCGAGCTGATGTTTAAGTTCGCCCTGGCCTACTCCGACGAGCCGCGGCCTGTGAGCTACAAGGACTCCAAGGGTGAGACCCGTTATGAGGAGTTCAACCGGTATGACTTCCTGGAACAGGGCGAAGACGGCTCCTGGCATTGGAACGACCAGTTTCTCTTCTCCTGCGACACCTCCGCGCCCCTGGCCTCCAACCGGGAGGCCATGTGGCAGGAGACCAGGATGAACCTCCAGACCGGGGCTTTCGGCGATCCGGCGCAGACTGAGACCCTTATCCTGTTCTGGTCCAAAATGGAAGAGCTGCACTACCCCGGCGCGGGGGCCACCAAGTCCTTCCTGGAGGACAAGCTTGCCAGAGAACAGCAGCAGGCGCAGATGCAGGCCATGCAGCAGCAGGCCATGCAGGCCCAGGCGATGCAGATGCAGCGGGCACAGCAGGAGCAGGCCCTTCAGGTGGAACAGCTCAAGGCACAGCAGGCTCAGGCCAAAGCCCAGGGAGAGCAGGCCAGGGCGCAGGGGCAGGGGCAGCAGGTCCCCGACGGGCTGCTGGCTGCGCTGGTTCAGGAGCAGGCAAGGCGGGATGCGGCCAGGGACGCAGGAATCCAGATGTGAAGGGAGGTGAGGACATGGGCGGATACGCAGGAAAGATTAAAAACGCCGGGACACAGGTCGTCAAGGCGCCGTCCCAGAAGACCGGAAAGGGCAAAGGCACCGTCAAGACCGGCGGAGACTTGAGGACGGGCAGGAAATAAGGGCAATCGGCGGAAAGGAGTGAACAGCTATGGACTTTACAGAAGCAGAGGCTTTTGACGTTCTCGGCGTCGAGCCGGAGGCTCCGGCGGAAGCGCCCCAGGGCGGGGCGGAAACCGGGCAGGAAGGGTCGAGTCAAGCCGGGGAAGTACCCCAGGCCCCCGAGGCGCAGGAGGTGCAGGAACCGCCCGCAGACGGGCAGGAGTCAGGGAACGGGCAGGACGCGCCTCAGTCCCCTAATCCGGAGGAACAGGCCGCTCAGCTCCACAAGCAGCAGGTGGAGCAGGCCGTGGCCCAGGCCATTCAGGCGGAACGGGAACGGCAGGCCGAGCAGCTGAAATCGTTCTTCAAAAGGGCCGACCTCAAGAACAGCATCACCGGCAAAGACATCACCTCCATGGAGGACTTCGAGGCCTGGGAGCGGGCCTATCAGGCGCAGCGGCTTCAGCAGGAGCTGGCCGAGGGCAGGCTGTCCCCTGAGGGACTGGATCAGGCGATCGCCAACTCCCCCGCCGTGCGACGGGCCGAGGAACTGGCGCGGCAGGCGGAACGGCAGGAGCAGGAACAGCAGCGGGCCCGGTTTCAGGTGTTTATGCAGGAACAGATGGCCGAGATTCACAAGATGGATCACTCGGTCAATTCTCTGGAGGACATCGTACATGGCCCGGACGGGGCACGGTTCTGCGATTACGTGAAAAATCGGGGTCTGTCCTTTGTGGACGCGTTTCGGCTGACGAACTTTGACCGGCTTCAGCGGATGGCGGACGCGACAGTGCAGCAGGCCGCTCGGAACCAGGCGCGGGAGCTGGAGCGCAGCAAGGACCACCTCACCGGGGCCGGGACCGTCCAGGGCAAAGGGGCCGCGCCGGTGCCCTCCGCCGAGATGGCCCTGTTCCACGCCCTGCTGCCTGACGCCTCCGAGTCGGAGATTCAGAACTATTACAACAAGCACGAAAGGAGCCTGGAAAAATGAGCTTTGTGCCGATCAAGAGCGATACCGGGGCCGTGCTGCCCTGGGAGTACATGCCCGCCAAGGCCGGTACGTACCAGTGTGGGCAGATGGTCAGGATCAACGCCGGACTGGCGGAGGCTTTGACCGCGGCATGCGCCACTACCCCGCCTTACCTGTGCATGGCCGAGCGGACCATCGCCGCCGATGGTGAGCTGCTGCCCGTGGTCCGGGTGGCAAGGGGGAACATCTTCGAGACAACGCTTGCGGCAGCAGGGAGCGTCCAGGTGGGCGGCAAGCTGGGGGTCGCCGCGGGTGGACTGGAGGCCGGCGGCAGCGGGACCTTTGAAGTCACCTGGGTAGACGGCACCGCCAAGGGTGATCCCGTTCGGGGACGATTTGTGTAAGGGACCCGTCGCAGACGGGACGGCGCTGGCGCCGTACAAGCGTTTTGCGCGGCAAAACCTTGGCGCAGGGAGGGCTTTGCCCGACCGAGCATTAAAATCAAGAAAGGGGTCCCCGGACGGGCCGCAGGCCCGTTTGGGGAAAGGAGTGATGTTTTATGAAGATAACGTTTTCTGAAGGGAGCGGGCTCAATGACAGCGTATTCGGCAAGTGTCAGGCCCCGATCCGAATGTTTCTGGAAAAGCGCGGGGAGCAGTTCGAGCAGCAGAGTGTGGTCAAGGACGTGTTCCTTATGGGCAAGAGCAGCAACTACGGCGACTTGATGACCACCATGACCGCCATGACTGGCTTTGAGCCCGTGGGCGAGAACGGGGCCTATCCTGCCGACGGCATCCAGGAGGGGTACAAAAAGCTGCTGGAGTACGAGACCTGGAAGGACTCCTTCGCCATCTCCAAGGAGATTATCGAGGACAGCAAGCTCATGGACTTGAAGAAGCAGCCCGCCGCGTTCATGACCAGCTACCACCGTACCCGGGAGATGTTCGGCGCGGCGCTGTACGCAGGGGCCATCAAGGGGCAGAGCAAGGTAAAGTTCAAGGGCAGGGATTTTGATATCACCACCGCCGACGGGGTGACCCTCTTCCATAAGGCCCACCCGCCCAAGGTCAGCGGCAGGAAGCAGTGCAACCTGTTCCTCAACGCCTTCAGCGTGGACGCCCTGAGTCAGATGGAGACCGCCATGCAGAACTTCCGGGGGGACAACGATGAAATCCTGGACGTGGCCCCCGACACCATCCTGATCCCCAACGTGGCCTCCCTCAAGCGGGACGTGTTCGCTGCCATTGGCGCGGACAAGGAGCCCACCACCGCCAACAACGCCTTCAACTACCAGTACGGACGCTGGACGGTGATCATCTGGACCTATCTCAACCAGTTCCTGACCGCCGACAGCGCTCCCTGGGTGCTGCTGGACAGCAAGTACAACGCCACCTACGGCGGCGCGGTGTGGAACGACCGTATCCAGCTGGAGGTCAACTCCCACGTGGACCACAACACCGACGCTAACGTGTGGCGGGGGAGGTCTCGGTTTAACGCCACCTTCAACGACTGGCGGTTTGCTGCGGTGGGCGGCGTGGCCGGCGGCGAGAACCTGGGAGGTTAGACTATGACCATTCGTGAGGCGATCCGGCGGGTGGACGATATCAAACCCAATTCGTTCACCGAGGAGACCAAGTTTCAGTGGCTGAACGAGCTGGAGGGCCGGCTGGCGCTGAGTACGTTCCTCGTGGCAACAGCGGAACTGCGCTGGTTCCAGTACGCCTGGCCCGCCGGACTGGACATGGAGCTGCTGGTCCTGCCGCCCCACGACGGTATTTACCCCGCCTACCTCGCCGCCAAAATCGACGAGGCCAACGGGGAGTATGAGAAGTACCAGAACTCCATGACGGCCTACAACGGGCTGTACGGCGACTTTGTGCGCTGGTTCGCCGCGCTGTACGAGCCGGCGCAGGGGTATTACGGACAACACAGGTGGTGGTGAAAAATGGCTTTGTACGACAACTCACCCTACTATTTCTCCGCCTATGGACTGGCGGTGAAGCACGGGTTCAGGGGCAGTGAACCGGAATGGCTGGAATCCCTCGTCGGGGACTCGGCCTATGAACTGGCGGTGAGCCAGGGCTTTACCGGCACCCTCGCCGACTGGCTCAACTCTTTGATCGGCCCCAGGGGGCCAATAGGGCCGACCGGTCCCCAGGGCATCCCGGGGCCCGCCGGTCCGCAGGGTCCGCCGGGTCCGCCGGGGCCGGCCGGGACCGGCAGCGGGGATATGCTTGCCGCGGTGTACGACCCCGGCGGCAGGGCACAGGATATCTTCGCGTACGTGGACGACCTGTGCAATGCGGTGTGCGCCGTGATTACGCAGCTGTTCCCGAAAGGGGTGAGCATCTAGTGGCGGCGACTTATCTGGTGCGGGGCGGACGGCGGGTCTACTGCGGTACGTCCGCCGACGACAAGCCCCGGGCGGGTGTGCCCAACGGCAGCTCCTTCTTTGAGATGGACTCCGGACTGCGGTTCCTCTTCGACGAGGAGCGGCGGGAATGGCTGTGGCAGCCGGACTCCGCCGGCTCCGGCGGGGGCGGCGGGGTGAGTGACCACCGGGAGCTCTCCGGACGGGACGCCGCGGGACAGCACCCTATCCACGCCATTACCGGCCTTGCCGAGGCCCTGGAGGCAAAGGCGGGGATCGAGGCGGTAGAGGCGGCGGTGGAGGAGTTCGCGGCACGGAACGTAGCGGACGTGAGTGAGCAGGATGTCCTGGACATCTGGAACCAGATCATGTCCGGCTGACTGGCCGGTGTGATACAAATTTAACTTTTGGGAGGAATCTATCATGAGCAAGATCAACAGCATGGGTACCGGTGCGCTGACCGCCCTCATCAGCCTGATCAAGACCGCCCTGGAGGACAAGGTGGACAAGGCGGCCGGCAAGGGGCTGTCCAGCAACGACTACACCGATGCGGAGAAGACCAAGCTGGCCGGGATCGCCTCGGGGGCCAACAAGGTCCTCGTCGTGGACCGGCTCAACTGCATCGAAACCGACGCGGCCCTGTCCGCCAACCAGGGCAAGGTCCTCGACGAGAAGATCACGGCCATCAACACCAGTCTGGCCGGCAAGGGCAGCGGCGACATGGCCAAAGCCACCTATGACACCGACGGGGACGGCGTGGTGGATAACGCCGCCAAGCTGGGCGGTCAGGCGGCGTCCTATTACGCTGCGGCGGCGGATGTGCCCGTCAAGGTTTCCGATTTGACCAACGACTCCGGGTTCCAGACCGCCGACCAGGTCACTGCCGCCATCAATACCAAAGTGTCCAGCGCCTACAGGGCCGGGGGGAGCGTGGCTTTCGCGTCCCTTCCCGCCGCTGACGAGGCTCACCTGGGAATGGTGTACAACATCACGGACGCCTTCACTACCACCGACGCCTTTTTGGACGGTGCGGGCAAGACCTGTCCCGCCGGAACCAACGTGGTGATTGCGGCTGACGGCGCGGGGTACAAGTACGATGTTCTGGCAGGGTTCGTGGACCTGAGCGGCTATGTGGCCTCCGGCGACCTGCAGGAGATGACCGCTGACGAGGTTACCGCCCTCTGGAACAGCGTGGGCGCGTAAGGAGGACGGCGTGGCTTATCCAATGCAAAATCTGCTCGCCGCCTTTACCCTCATCCGGGACGCCATCGCCCGCAAGCAGGACAAGCTCACCGGCGTGGCCGGTCAGGTGGTCGGGTTCGACGCCAGCGGCAAACCCGCCGCCGTGAGCGCCGGCAGCATTTCCGGGACAGCGGGGCCGCAAGGTCCCGCCGGTCCTGCCGGTCCCCAGGGACCCAAGGGGGACAAGGGCGATAAGGGTGACCCGGGCGACCTGTCCAGTTTTACCGGCTTGCTGCCCATTGAGTACGGGGGCACTGAGAATCCGTTTGGCTACATTCTCACAGGACGGAAAATTGGATCCGTTGTTGGGGAAAAAGCTACGGCGGAGGGGGAAGGCGTGACGGCCAGCGGAGTGCGTGCCCACGCGGAGGGCCTCTTCACCGTGGCCAGCGGCACCAACGCCCACACTGAGGGGATGAACACAACGGCCACCGCTGTCAATTCCCACGCTGAGGGGACAAAATCCGAAGCAACCGAGGAAGCGGCTCATGCAGAAGGATGCAATACAATAGCCAGTTGTGCGGATTCCCATGCGGAAGGGCTCTTCAGCATTGCCAGCGGAATCGGTTCCCACGCAGAGGGCGTGAGCACAACGGCGAACGGCTTCGCCTCCCACGCCGCCGGGAAGTACAACCGAAGTATGAACGGCATCCCCGACAACTGCAGTAACTCGTATGACGCCATGGTGATTGGGAACGGTGACAACAGCAGCCTCTCCAACTGCTTCCGTGTGACCTTCTCCGGCGAGGTGTACGGCACGTCTGCCTTCAACTCTTCCGGCGCGGATTACGCCGAATACTTCGAGTGGGAAGACGGAAACCCTGAGGCCGAGGACCGGGTGGGGTACTTTGTCACGTTGGACGGAGAGAAAATCCGAATCGCACAGCCGGGGGACTACGTGCTCGGGATCGTCTCCGGCCAGCCCTGCATCATCGGCAACGCCGACGAGGACTGGCTGGGACGCTGGGTGCATGACGAGTTCGGACGGTTCGTCCGGGAGGATGTGTTTACGCCGGTTGTGGGACGCAGACCCGTGCTGGACGATAACGGCCAGCCTGCCGGGGAGGTCGTGGAGTTCGACACCGGCGAGGTCAGCCGGGGGTGGCGCTTTAAGGCCAACCCTGACTACGATCCGTCAAAGGAGTACGTGGAGCGCAAGGACCGCCCGGAATGGAGCGCGGTCGGGATGCTGGGTGTGCTCTCTGTGCGGGACGGCGGCGGGTGCGCCGTCAACGAGTACTGTACCGTCGGGACGGACGGCTGCGCCGCCCCCGCCGAACGGTATGTCCCCGGCCAGACCTGGCGGGTGGTCCGGCGTATGAGCGCGGATGTGGTCCGGGTGGTGTTCCGATGAACAGGAGGGATTTTTATGACAAAAAAGTTTCTGGGACAGGAGGCCGTGAACCGGCTGCTTCCCCTGGTTAAGGCCGGCCTTGCGGACAAACAGGACAAGATCACAGGCACTGCCGGTCAGGTGGTGGGCTTTAATGCCTCCGGGAAACCGGTGGCTCAGAGCACAGACAGCCTGAAAGGGCCGAAAGGTGACAAGGGTGACAAGGGCGATCCCGGAGCAATGGGACCGAAGGGCGACACTGGCGCGACCGGACCGCAGGGACCGAAGGGTGATACGGGCGCAACCGGACCGCAAGGACCCAAGGGTGACACAGGCGCGACAGGTCCACAGGGTGTCAAGGGCGATACTGGTGCTACTGGTGCAGCTGCTGGCTTTGGCACTATCAATGCCAGCGTGGATGCAAACGTAGGTACTCCTTCCGTTACCGTATCCACCAGCGGCAGCAACACCGCTAAGAACTTTACTTTCA